AATATACTATATGATCCTTTTAATAATTCTTTATATAAATCAATATTTCCATCTGTTAATTGATCCAAGAATTTAAATGTTTCAGTTGTCATATAATTATATCTATTATGACGACAGTTCTTTAAGAATTCTTCAGCTTCTTCTTGTTTATCTTCTTTAATTCTATCATTAAAATTATTTGTTATTACATTATATCCATAATACTTCATGCCATTAGTTAATACTTCTAATTGTTTTGAATATTCTGTATAACGCTCTTCAAATATCTTTAGCTTATACGTTGTTTCATCTATATAATAACGACATTCATTTTCATCATACTTAAGATATCTATTTGAAGACAATAATGATTGAATAAGTGGATTATATTTTGATTCCTCATTATTACGTTCAAGCATATCATTACAAGTATGGATCAAATCTCGTGCAAATAATAAATCTTTCTCACTGAAATTCAAATCCAATGGTTGTGTAAGATAATAATTAATTGCTACTCCTGAAGAATCTTCTTTTTCCAAAAATAATTTTATAAATAAATCATTATTACGAAGACGATTTGCAAATTGCTCAATATCTTGTGCTATCCATGTTTCATTAAAATATACACTAAATCTATTCCTATCACATATATCAACTCCAACTGAAAGATAAGTCGTACAGAAAATTATGTCATTGCATCCAATAGACTTATTAATATTAATTGTGTCCATTGATTCTTCTCCATAATTTGATTTCTTATAATAGAATGCTTTTAGATCTTTAGTATATTTAAAATCTGTTAAGAATTTTTGTATTAATCCAGTTATTTGGTCAAAATAAAGATTTCCATTATTTGTTGGGAATAATATTTTCTTTCCATCAATAATATCTTTAGCCATTGATTTGCACATCTCAATTAACTTTTCTTGTTTTGTTGGAACCATATTAATTTCAAATTCCTTAATACGATGGTCTTCTTTAATTACTTTGATATGCTTAATATTTGGAAAGAATAGCATTTCTCCAGTTGGTGTTCCTGTCATCATTATAATCTTTGCCTTACAGTTTGCAAGACGCTGGATAGTTGGTGACATAACATCTCTATATGAACTTGTAAATAATAAGTGTGACTCATCAATCACAATATATTCAAATCCTGCCTGGTCTAATTCAAAAACATTTAATCTTGAAAATTTATCAATAGTCATTGACATATTTCTATCACCTAATATATCATCAAGTGTTGGTCTTTTATTGCCATAGAAATATAGCCAATCAGAAGTTTTCTCATCTGCTTCAACTTTTGCTTTAATAGTTGATGTGAATGGAAGAATCAATAATGTTTTAGCTTTTAAGCTTTTGATCATTTCAGTCTTTCCATAACCAGCACCAGCTTCAAGCAAAGTTATATGTGATAAGTTTCCAATAATTTCATCTTTTAAGTCTGAAAGATATTGATTGGCTTTCATATAAAGAATTACCGAAGAAGTCTTATCATTTAGAATTCTTGTTGGATCTAAATCAATATTTGCATTCTGTAATTCTTCTTCAAGTTTTTTCATTTCATCAGTATATAAGTTATCTGCTTTAATCTTTAACTTAAATCCATGATTCTTATTTAATTCTTTAACGGCCCATATTGAAATTGGCTTATTATGTATTGAAGCAGTTTTAACGTCACCTCTTAACTCTTGTTTTGGAGTTCCTTCACAAATTTCAATCATAATCTGTAAAGCTTTTTCTTCTCCATATATAGAAGTTAATGTATTAGCCAACTGCCAACGTTGAGCATGCTTATAATGACGTTTTCCAGAACTTTTTGATATATCCCTGTCATTAATGCCTGAGATATTTGTTATCTCAATATTTTCATCTTCTTTAGTTTCTGTATTAAACCATTCAAGCTTATGAAAAATATCTTTTAAGTCAGGATGTGTTATCCAATCAATACTTGTAACTCCGCTATGAAATGCAGACTCAAAATTAACATCTAATCTTAAATCTTTAAAATTAGTATTAAGTAATGCATTATTATCAGATGAAATAAAAATACCTTGTTGAGGCTTACACATCGCCATATCCATATACTTAAATATGTCATCTTTTGTATATCCAAATTTCTTTGAATATTTCATAAGAACAATATAAATATATGAATACTTATGTCTAAAATTGCATACATACTCAATATGTCTTGCATTAGTCTCAATTGATATTGGAGTTATTTTTGTCCAAACGTGACAAGATTTTCCTGAAGCAGAAATACAGCATCCTAAGAACCAATTATATTGTTTTAATTCATTAAATAAAACTTGCTTTAAATTTAATGCTAATGCTGCATCTTTAATATCAATATCTATAATCTGAAGTCCATTCCAAACATTATAAGACATATCACCTATAGGACGTTGATTTGTTGAAGATGAATAAACAACCTTTCTTTTGATTTTTTCAGTATTCTTATATGTTGGGTCTTTCATTAAATTATATATATCTCCCCAGTTCCATATAATGCCTACTTTTTCATAAATGCTATTTACTACTAATGTCTCAATAAATTGCAATTGGTCTGAAAAGAATTCTTCTTGTTCTTCTTCAGTGCATTCATTATAATTTTCTGAACTATAATTTTGTTCTATAATATTTTCATTCATTTCATTTAGTTCATTATAATCTGGAGATATCTGACTAAATGAAGTTAATATATCTGTTATTGATTTTTCTTTATTACTATATGTATCATTTATCTTTTTTAAATAGCTTCCTAAATTAGAATATAATTCAGACATTAATATTATTTATATATTTTGTAAATTTAAAATAGTTTAAAATTATATAAAATTAACATAAAAAATTAATTATTTAACCATGTTTTTAATTCATTTATATTCCAAAATTCAATATAATTTAAATTATTTTGCTTAGCAATATTTCTTTTGTTTACATCTCTAATAGTCCAAGTATTAATAGCATTATTATAATATTGAGTATTCTTTTCTTTCCATGATTTTAATATTAATTGATCTTCTTTACTATTTTCATTATATGGATGATTACAATGTGTCCATCCATAATTACATTCTATATATAAATCTAAACTTGGAATATAAAAATCGCAATTAAATGGATATAATTCAGATCTATATTGCCTTATAATATCAGAATATTTTTCTTTTAATAAATTATATGATATATCTTCTGACTTTGATTTATTAAATGTATTATTTTTACGTTTTGTAATAATTTGATTTTTAATCATAGATTCCCAATCAATTTTATTTTTAATTTCTTCATATTTCATTGGATTATCTACTCCATATTTATTAATAAATGTATTTTTTATTTTTTGTTTAATTTCATCTAATTTTGATACATTATCAACTCCATATTTTTTTAAGCATGTTTCTTTAATTTTATTATGTATATCATTTTGCTGTAATTTAAGTTTTTCTTTTACTTTATTTTTTATATGATCATTTTTTAAAGGATTATCTACTCCATAATGTTCTAAACATGTTTGTTGTTTTTTTATTTTAATACTATCCAATTGTGAAATATTTTCTACTCCATATTTTTTACTAATTATATCACTTAATGATAAAATTTTTAACTTATTTGCGCATTTATTTGAACATGTTTTTCTATATGGTATATTTGGTAATCTAGTAAAATGTAAAATATTTCCACATATTTTGCATACTGGTTTAATTTCTATTTTATAATATATTCTTACAATTGATTCTAATATTGATTCGCTATCATTAAATCTTTTATTTAAATAAACTACATATATATCTGGAATGTTATTAAGTTTTTTAGTTGATAATCTTAATTTATTTCCATATTTATAATAAAAGTATTTAAGTATATCATTATCTGTCATATAAAAAATTATTTTTATATAAATTTAATTAATATAGAATTTATGCAAAATTGTGTTCAATCATCTCAAAATAATAACGTTAATATGGAAGAGTTTCTAAAACAAAAAGCTCAATTAGAAGATCAAATGGATTATAATTTTATACAAAGAATAATTCAAGATATTACTCAGTCATGCGCATTGCCTCTTCCATTGCCTGCGTCTGCTATACCTCCACTTATCTGGCAAGCCGCAAGCTATTTTTGGGAAAACTATGATTTAGCAGTAGAAGAAAGATATTATTGTGTTCGTAATATTGATTTTTGCAAATATGGGGCAAATAACATTATAACATTACCAGCAAGAATAATATCTGTATTTGGCGTATATAAAACAACAAATAGTTTTAATTATGGTATTATGGGAGACTTTTCACTTGAACGTATGATATTGAATAACTCAGCTTTAGCTTCTGGTGCTGGTGGATCTCTTTCAGATGTGTTTGGTTCAGGTACAGGATATAATCTTACTGATGTAATGGGAGCTTTACTTGAAGTATCTACTTATCAGGCAATGTTTGATTCGCCCGTAACATTCAATTATAATCCGTATTCGCATAAATTAGCTATACTAGGAGCATTAGGAAATTCTGATTTAATATTGCAATGCTTCTTAAGATGCAAAGTACAAGATCTTTATCAATTATATTATTTCTTTAGATATTGCGTATGTCTTGGAATGCGCGGCCTTGCAACTATCATTGGTTCATATGAATTCAAAATGCCAGGCAATATAACAATTAATTACCAAAGATTTCATGATATGGCGACAGAAGAAATGGATAAAATACATGAATGGATTGTAACACAGCATTCAGCAGACTATTTCTTTAATAGTAATACTGTATAAAAAAATTATATAAGTTATGAAGCAAATATCACAATACATATTAGAAGGAATTAAATTAAGTGCATCTTCTAAAGTATATATACAAAAAAATAAAACAAACATATATAATGGTTTAATATCTGATAATTGGAAATATGATAGTTGGCAAGGTAGTAAAACTGGTATAAAAAAAATATTTTCATATATAGATAAAGAATATTTAAAAGAACATCCATGTACTCAAGATGAATTAAATTATGGTGTAGATAATCAAAGAGGAGAAAAAAGTTGGATAGATGTATGTAAGAAATGCAATCAAATTGCAAAAATCATTGAAACTTGGCCAGCATATATTATTCCAAAGAAAAGATCATTTCATGGAACAAAAATAGATACAAAAAATTTGCCAGGACTTATTAATACAGATGATTTAAAAATAATAATGCACAGATATGATAAAAAATTTGAAATAATAATATGTGATAATTCAAATAATAGTATGTTAATTACATTTAAAAGAATATAAATATTAGCAAATAAATAATTATAGAGGATGTTTAATTTATTTGAATATATAAAAAATTATAAAGATCCTAAAGCTCCTCAGTCTTACGGAGATATTTTAGAAAACAATTCAATGATAAGCAGTTTATCACCGATTGAGCAAGCAATTTATAATCAATTTAAAATGTCAGATAGACAAAGATTGATAAATTCGTGTAAAGCAAGTTAATTATGAAAGTATTAAATTAAGTTCTAAATCAAAAACAATTAAAATTAAGTATGGATATTAAGCAAAATAGATCATATAGATCTGATGAATATAAGATATATATGTTTACTGGCAATAATAAATATGATTATGCGAAAAATGGAGTATTGAATAAATGTCTTCCAAAAATATTGTTTAAAGGCAACTCAATATTAGTTACATTTTTGCAATTAATAGACTTACGTATAATAATGATACTTAAATATGTAGATAGATTAAAAAGATTTAAATATGTAACTTGGTATGAATAATAAATATGCAAATAGAGGTTCTAATGAATCTCTATTTTGTTTATAATGACAATTTAGAAAAATTTAATATTTTTATTTATATACATTGATAAAAATTTAATTTAATATTTTAATGAAATTTGTAGATAACACTGGTCACATATTTAGTTTGCCTTCATATAAAGAAAAACCAATTGGCTATGAGTATGAAGAATATTCATATGTATTTTGGATTGATTCAACGTCAACTTCAAAGCTTTCAGTTAATAATTATTACTCAAAGCCAATATATGCATTATATGAATTATCAGATAATATTGATTTAGATGAATTAAAAGATGATAAAAAATCACCTTTAGATATTGAAATATATGTTGAGAATTCCAATGTATTTAAGTTAATATCATCTAATGATTTACAAGAATACATATTGTCAGATAAGTATAATAACATAAATGACTATATTGATTTAAATGATTATAATCAAGAAAACTCAATAATCAAATCAAAATTAACTAATAAAGATCTTTATACAGTTGTTACATCTGAAAATGTTAGTAATTTGACATCAATAGATTATTTATTAATACCTATTTATCCAATATGTATGTCTACTGAAGATGGCACATGGATAACAAATATAATGATTCATATTAATAATAAGAATGATGATACTAATGAATGGTGCTATTTTTCAGTTGGCGGTGAATTTGTAAATGAATATGAAGAATTGATTATTAATGGAAAAAACCAAGGTGTTAATCTACCAAAAGAAATAGTAAAAGCAATATATTCTGAAAGTTTATATAATGATGAATTTAATGAATCTTTATATAATGAAAAACTAAAAGAATATTTATTGAACATAATGTCAATAAAAGGTGAATGCGGAAATTTCAATTCTGTTATTCATTCATTAAAATGGTTTGGCTATGGGGATAAGATAACATTATCTAAATTATTAAAAACAGATAATGAATTTAAAGCTCAATATATAAGAGACTACTTTAATATATCAAATGATGTAATTACTTCATTTAAGACATTTATGACTGATTCTTTAATATCATTAATGATAATGATCAATAAAGAATTAGACGAATGCTATAAATTTGATACTAATAAGTTTTTCTTTGGTGAGAATAAGCCAAAACTGCAAATGCTAATAGATTCATATATAAAAGTAAAAATAGGAAACCATGATATGCCTATTGAAGATGATGATGAAAAATATTGGTATTGGCAGCCATACTTTAAATTTTCATTTGTTGAATTAGGAATAAAGTTAATGTGCGTGAAATATTATCTTAAGACATATTTTCTTCCTATTCATTTGAACATACATAAAGCATCATTAGGATTAAGAGTATTCGCAAATGATATTAAGTTTACAAATAAAATTGGATATAATATAACATATCCTTATATATCTATAAATAATAGAAATAATGATGTTGATTTTATTGGAAGTGGAATTCATTATTTTACAAAGCAATTGCATTATGTTGATGATCATTTTAATGAATATGAGCTTCCTAGCATAAGTAATGATAATAATGATTGGTACTCAATAAATGATACATGTGTTAATATTCCAATTCGTTTCAATAAGAATGAATATTATAATTGCGTACTTTTATTAATAAAGAAAAATACAAATGCATTATTATACGAATCGCATTTCTCATTTATACAGAATGATGAATATTCATATAAGAATTTTATAATATATCCAAAAAAGTTAAATTCATTCATATCTATAAAAGATGATGAAGTTTCAGTTAATTCTAAATATTTTGAATATTGGATTAATTCTGACTTTATGATTAAGCTATTAGTAAATAATAAATGGTATGAATATGATTTTAAATTAAAAATCAATAAGCCAACAATAGACTTTGGAAAACTTAGATATAGATATTATCTTAATGAGCATAATTATCTTGTTAGTAAAATAATAAATAAGAACATCGGTGATAATGCAAAATATCACTCAATAATATATGCAAGTGATGAAGATATTGATAAGATAAGAAGCACCATTATAAATACAAATATCAACATTGATGAAACAGATATTTATAAAATAAATGATATCATATATAATAATCTTAATTTATATGATTATCATGGTGATGCCAAAAACACATATATCAATACAATAGATTTCAGTGACGAACAAAAGTTATATCAATATTTTGCAAATAACTATAATATATATTCGCCGTTTAAGCAACTAAAAAATATTGATACACAAAATCATAGAATTATATTCAATTCATATATGCATAATGAAAAATTAGTAAATATGAATAATATAAATTTTGATATTAACTTTTATAAGATATTAGAATATCATCTTAATAATAACTTAATGTATATTGATGGCACATTATTAGATAATGAGTTTTATCAATATATAATATATGAATATAATGGAAGAGCTTATGAGATCATAATTCATAAAGACTTAATTGGCGAAGACATAACAATTCCAGAACATTATCTTAATATGTATGATAATGTAATGATATGCGCTTGGAATGAAAATATATATATATTAGCAGAAACAGGATCTAATAATGATGCTTGGCAATTAACAAAGTTAAGTACTTTAATAACACAAGAAGCTAATGAAAATGATGACACACCATTCTTGTCATATGACTCATTAGATTTTGAATATAATAAAGAAACAAAATCTTATTGGAAAAATGGAAAAGAATATATCATATATGATAAGTTGCATTCAAACACAGAAGCAATATATTCAAAATATAAATCAATTGTGAATTTGCCAAATCATTTGAAATATAAAAACAATATGCATTTATTTGGAATATACACAACAGAAACACATGAAAAGAATAAATTGATATTCCATAATGATATTGACATATATGTAAATGGAATTAGATTTAGACATGGCAAATATATTAAGTCTCAAGATCCAAATAAAGAATATGAATCATTAAAGTTCTATATAGACGGTACGCTTAATACTACAATTGATTCAAGATATCCTGACATATACGGATTAGAATGGATAAACAACACAAGTAGATATTTTGATTCTAGTCTTAATGATACTCCAGTTGAGACAATTGTTTCTCAATACGGGTTATATGCAAAACGAAATTATAAAAGATATTTTGATAATTTGAATTCTGAAAACTGCCCAAAAGTATGGGAGTTAGAAGATATTGATGAATATGATGTCAATGAGTTTTCTTATTATTTAGATGAGCATAATACAAAGGCATATGAAGGATACTATCTTACGTTAGAAGATTTCTATATAAATAAGCAATGCGAATTGCCGTCATTTATTTTATATGATGGAATGGAAATATATATTGAAGACAATAAATATTATTTTGACGATGAAAAATTAAAAGATGCATTAGATAATTCTAAGCCTTATAAGAACTTATTAAAATATGAAGTTGAATTCTTAGATCAAAATAATAATGTAATGACTAATGTATCATTAAGAAATATTCAAAATACTACATATAGCAAGGTTAAAGTTACATTCTATTATAATAAAGCAATAACAGTTAGAAATAGATTTTATTCATTAGACGAATTCTTAAGTAAGCATAATGAACTTAATCCTGTTATATATAAAGTAGATGATAAGTATTATATGCGTACATCAAGATATGAAAAGATTGAATTGATTAAGTTTGATGATAAGTACCAATATTTTGATAATGAAGAAAATCATATCATATCAAATCAGAATCCTTCTACATATTGGTATAATGTAGATAATGAGTCTATTAAGTCATTGCCATCATATCTTAATGAATTAGAAAGATATGCTTATGATATGTCAGACGCATCAGATCTTTCTATAGATGACTTTCATAGCTATATGCAGACATATATTGAAAAGAACACAAGATCAAGATTATCAGGTCAATTTGTAGATGATTCTGATGAAGTAAAATATTACTATAATAATTATTTAGAAAAAGACCTTACAGGATGGAAGGGAAAATATAGAATAGAGTTAGATACTAATTTAAACGATAATAATGAAATACGTATCATTGTTGAAGTTATTGATAAGAATAATAATATAAGTGCATATATAAATAATATAAATGGAGCATTTGAATTATCTGGTGATGAAAAGAATGTTAAGTTATATATACAATTATTAAATTCTGCTACAAATAGAACTTATCCTGAGCATACAATATATTTCATACCTAAGTTAATTCACATATATGTAGATGAAAATAGACTTACATATAATTATGAGCAATGTGGCGGAAAAGACAATCCATATATAAATGTAAAGTTTTTGAATAAAGAATACATTTATGGAAATAATAATACAGAGTATATATATAATTTATATAATGACTTCTTTAATTTAAAATTCAATATATACGATTCATATATTGAGCATGATGCCACAATAAATAAAAACAAATTGAATGTAAGTCTTTTAGAAAGCGTATTTGACATTAATGACGCAATTAAATT